AATAGTAGGTACTTCAAAGTTTGCCATGAACTCTTCGAAGCTATCATTTTGAGCTGATAGTGGTGCTAGTGCCTCAGAAATAGCAGCTGCAACATCGTCTGCTCCATATCCAGGTTCTGGTACTACTGGCTCAGGGTCTGGCGCGGCAACTGTTTCAGGTATAGAGGTGTTACCGAAAGTATAGGTTGGCTGTAAAGACTGTAACGTAACACCTGTTTCAATAGGTTCTGGTTCGTCAAAGTCCTCAGGAGGTAGTGGTCCAGGTAAATTAGATTCACTGAGATCAAAAACACTAGAGCCAGTATCTACTTGACCGATACCTTCAACACCAGGCCCGATATTAGGTTGGGTGCTTCCGGGATTACTGCTTCCAGTACTACTAGTGTCAATTAGAAACTCGTTCGTATATTTATTGATAAGACGCTCAGTCTGTTTATCTGTATAACCCTTGCTAAGAATCTTAGCAATGTCGTCATCATTAAACTCACCGTCCTCACCTCTTTTGTCAAAAAGCTTGGTATGATCACCTACACCAAGGTCTGCCATGTATTCGGCAAAAGATAAGTCTTTTCTACTCATGGATACAGCTCCGGGTAATCCTTAACATAGGTTCTACCATAACTTCTAGGGACAAGTTCAACAGGTTCAAGAGCAAACTTAAGTTTTGGCATTTTCGTTGCCTTATCAACACGCTCTTGTACTTTATCTGCAGCATACTTACCCTTGATTTTTTTCAGTCCTTCATTTTGATTGAAGAACATCTTACGAGGTTTGTATGTCTTACCATCGTACTTAAACTTCTTTCGAAAGTTTGAGTCGTAAGTATTGTATTCTATCTTAGGAAGACGTACTTCCCCATAACCAGGAACATCAATAAGCTCAGTACGATCCTCCGAGGTTTCGGGGATCATTACTGAAGTAGAGAAGTAATCTAAATGTTTCTTTTTAGGATTTTCTGGATTAAGTCTTAGGTCACTCATTGGAGTCGTCTAATTTTTGTTTTAACCACTCCACAACAGAACGTTGACCTGAGCGGTACATAATCTTTTCGATTGAATCATCAGGTGAAGGAGTCACCTGTGGAAAGGTAGACTCCATTTCAACCATGACCGCTCTAGCCTCCATTCCGAAGACTTCAAGCATATTGGGGGAGATTGACATTACTATGTTCAAAGAATGCAGGCATACGTGCTGCCTTAGTGTCGGCAAGCTCAGGAGCTTTACCTTCATACATCAGGCGATCACTTGAAGACAGCCAAAATGCTTTGTTCAGATACTTGTCTTGGCTATTACCGAGTGGTTGCATCACCCAATTGATAGTTGCCTTGCGGAGCTTATCAAGAGAAGGACTGATGTTATACCCCAACTCAGTATGAACCAGACTATTGGTAGCCACATGAATTTGTTCGTCACGACTAATATCAGCAGATGTGGTCCTCATCCCAGCGTCACCAGTAAACCGAAATAACGGCAGGAGTACAAAGAAGATTGCACGTTCGGCAACCATTGCTTTGGTGATCGTGTGATCTGGATGTGCAACCCAAGCTTCTCGTAGTTTGAGTGCTTCGGCTTCAGCTTGTTCATCAACGCCGTAAGCCTTGGCAATGTAACCGAGTGCGACGTCGTGGTTTTCTTCGTCTGTGACATTAGACAAAAGGAGATCACGTGCGATCTCTGGTACTTCAGTAGTGAGTGCATCTTTAATAAAGTCACCTACAGGCAATTCCATGTTGCGTAAAGCAAGAGCACGATAGAGAACATCTTCCGCACCTTCTTTTACTTTGCCAGCTTCGACTTGGACAGGTGTCCATTTGCGTTTACGATTGAGTAGTTTTTGATAAGGGTTCATTCTTGACAATCACATTGAGGTTCTTTTAGAAGATCCTCCAAGTAATCGCTGACCTCCAGTTCATCCAAAGCAGCATATGCGCTTGACTTGTCCTGTACGTCACCCATAACTTGAAGGGAGTAGTAGAGGGAAGTCTGGGGCGATTTCAGCCACTCTTCGATAAAGCTCTCATCCATGGTGACCATGTCCGACCACCAGTTCAAAGAGTATCCATGAAGAAGTCCAGTCCTATCCAACAAAATCATAATGTTGTCGGCAACTTTCTTGAATGCTTCCCAGCCGACAGCAGAAGCAATCTCTACGTTTCCGTAGTCATATGTCTGTACACCGAAAGTCCCACTGTCACGATCAACAGTACGTGCAATGGGTGGTGCGATTTCAGGCGTAGCAGTGAACCCATCAGTGCTTTGTGAGCGGTAGCTACAAGACGCTGTGGGAGCGATTGCAAACGCTCTGACCATATTGTGTTGCCTAGCGATGGATGCCGCTTGTTCGATGCCAGCAGCAAGCTGGACAGCCAGCTCGTAGGCAGGGGAAGCCTTGACTTCACCTATGGTGAACTGCTCAAGAGCATCACCAAATTGTTTGTAAGTTATTCCATATCGTCCGAGGAGATTAGCGAGTCCAAGCATCCCCAGTCCGACTTGTCTGTCACGTTCTGGAGGGAGATACTCTCCTGAAGCACCAACGCCAGTTGTAGCGTGGAGGATACACAATTCCTGCATACCCTGAGCAAAAGCTCCCGGGATTGTGTCGAACTCACAGGCAGCAAGATTGATGTGTTCAAGCAGACACGTTCCACGTGAGGGCAGGTAAACCTCCAAGCAGACGTTTCCGTAGATTCTGTTTCCATCTTTGTCATACTTAACTTTATTGAGCCATACATCTCCACGCTTCATAGCAAGGAGTACATTCTCTTTGACTTCAGGTGTTAGCTCATTCCACCAGTCATCACATACATCTACACAACGCTTGACCCACGGCAAAACATCACGTGAAACATTGACGAATTCAAGAAGGTCAGGATGGTTAGCATCTAGGTGTAGGACGATTGCTCCATTCTTGTACTTCCCTCCTCTGCGGAGAGTTTCGTTAAGAGCCGAGTAGATTCGTCCAAATGAAACAGGACCACTCGCAACAACGCCAGACGCTCTCTCGTATCCTTTGGCGTCGAGTCGCGATAGATGGATAGCAACTCCTGCGCCGTTTCGTAAAGCGTGAGACGCAAATCTCCAAGACGCTTCGATTCCATTAGATCCCTCCATTTCGTTTTCTACAACAAATACGGTGCAGCTAACAGGCAACCGTCCTGCTGGATCGTCAATCCAACTCTGTACACGACCAGTGCGACTAATCAATTCAGCCATCGACAATATCTTTGAGGTGTGGTGGTTCGTAATTTGGACCCTTCAGGATCTTGCCGTCATCACGGCGAATAGGTTTACCGTCCAAACCAAGCTTGGACATGTTGGATTTATGGACGCGGAACATAGCTTCTTCTAGATCCCACTCCATGTTCTCTGCATACTGAAAGCAGACATACACAAGATCAGCTAGTTCTTTAATCTCTTGTTCATATCCTTCGTTATCACATGCATAAAGAAATTCGTTGAACTCTTCAACGATCAAATCCTGTTGCATAGTCCGAGGCGCAATCCCATTCTTCATCCCATATGCAGTTCGGAATTGTTGTGCTTGCTCCTGCAGACTTTGACTGCGACAGTGCATGTTGTAGTTCATTCTCAAGATAGTGGATAGCTTTCTGAAGGTCTTCGATCTCTGTGTGAGTACTTTTGAAACCGGCTCTGCAAATATATTTAATAGCATTGCCTCTGAAATAATTGAGACCTTGGTCACGGATAAAATCCCAGACCTCTATGTCTCCTCTTGTGTAGTGATTGGGTGATTTGGCCATTGTTTAATTAGATTGCTAACAGTATTTGCTAGAACAAAGTTCTGACGTTGTAAAGCTAGAAAGATAGTGATGATATCTTTTTTATCAGCGTTAGGAAGAAGGTCCGTCAGTCTTCTTATTTTAAACTCCTGCTCTACCGTCAGCTCGATAATCGGGGGAGGGATCCCAATAGATGACTTGTTTGTTTGAGATGTCATAGTCATTACATGTGAGAATTCGTGCAAGACGAGCATTCATTAATGCAGCTTCCTCATCGAGATCCTTATTTTGAAAAGCTTTGACAACTGTTTTCCAGGTGTACCCTTCCTCTTCAAACAAAGCAACTGCACGTTTCACACCAATACCTGGGACGCCGCTGTAACCATCTGTTTGGTCACCGGCAAGTGTTTGGATCAAGTGCCACTTAGCACCTTCCTCTGGTGTGACGTGAATAGTCTCATCTAGGTTGTAGACACGACCAGGAATCTGGCGCATATCTTTGTCAGGACTAACAATGATATTGCCAGGATTAGCTGTCGCATAAATACCCATAGCATCATCTGCTTCAAGCTCTGGCATCCTGATAACGTTGTATTCTTTTTTAAGTTCTTCAATAACTCTTCGATAACCACAAGGCTTCTTACGGTTTCGATGTCCTTTGTATGCAGGATAAATTTTCTTCCTGAAATTCTTTGAGTCACTAAAGAACAAGATCAGCTCTGGTGAATCCCAAATAAATTGATCTCTAATTTTATGTAGTTCTTTAAGAACATTGTTGTACGCATCGCTAAACTTACTGGTTACAAGGATGACATCGTCTCCCCAGTCAATTTCCGTTTCAGCGGCAGCGCAAGACTTATAGACAATAAAGTCTGCGTCTACCAATAACTTCATTCAATGAACCTCCGACCAGTTAGCGCCAACTTTGGATTCAGCTGCGATGGGGACACGGAGGGAATAGTATTCTCCAGCTTCTGCTGCACTGAGTTCAAGGACTCTTGCGAGCTGTTCTGAATGTTCTGGAGCGGATTCAAACTGAAGCTCGTCATGAATATAAGCGAGCTGAGAAGCACAAATTTGTAAATCATTTAAATTATCGTGGGTGATAGCAATCCATCTGCGGCTGATGACACCGGCTGATGATTGCAGAAGAAAGTTCAGTGCTTTGTGTGGGCTATCTAGAGTGATCACACGACCATCAATAGACCGCACTGATCCGCGCTTAGCGGCAACATCAATTGCTTGTAGTAGATCTGACATGCCAGGGATAGCATCAACAAAAGCTTTGCGGATTTCTTTGCCTTTCTTTTTAGCCTTAACTGGTGACAACTGTGGGTCATAACTATGACCGATCTTTTCATCTCCAGCGCCGTAGCACCATGCATAGGTAATAGTTTTGATCTGTCGTCTTGACACACCTACCTTGTCAGCATTCGACTGGTGGATGTCTCCGTTCAGGAGTGTATCTGCAAAGTGTGAGTCATACCTGGATAGGTAGTGAGCAAGCATACGCAACTCAATACCACTTAGGTCGGCACCAACCATGACCTGTCCCGGTGTAGCTGTAAATAGCTTTCTAAACTCAGCGTCACTAGGAACTTGAGCTAGGTTCGGCTTACGATGAGCACAACGATGTGTAGCTGTAGCGATAGAACAGTGATGATGAACTCTATTCTTCGTACTCAACTTGAGCCATGCGTTCACGCCGTTCGACAGCATCCCAAGCATTTTCGTTACCGTCAAACATCTCGCAAACATCGTAGAAATCTCTGACCCAATCTCTTTCAGAATAATCTCGTCCACAATAGGCTTCCCAGAAGCAGTCATTTGCCTCGGCTTCCAGCCATAGTGCTGTTGCAATATCCATGAGATATGATCGCGTGATGTTGGGTTTAGTTCTTTGAGTCGCGTGAAGGACGCTCCTTCGATGTAGCCGCTAGTCGAGTTATTTCGTTTTGGAGTGAACTCATTTCCTGCGACGTAAGGGTGTTGTTTCCGAAGTACTTCTTCAATATCTTGAAGTTCTTGTTGGAGAGTCGATGCAAGTTGCCATGCAGATCGCTCATCGAAATACCAGCCATGTTGTTCTTGCTTAGCGAGTATGGTTGCTACCTTGTGCTCTAGTGCGACCCACTCAGGTAAGGGTGGAAATGCTCGCATAGTTTTTTAGTAACGTTTACATCTTGTATGCAGTAATCCTGCATTTCTTGTGACCACTCTTTCCAGTCAGTTGTCTTACCAAAGCACCCTTTGTATTCACCTAATCTGTAGCCATATGACTCAAGAGAATGTCTTCCGTATAACTGTCCCGGCATACGTGAAATGTTTCTCTTATTGTCCCTTGCCACCATGTCTGCGTGATACAGACGTGACAACAACAACGTATCAACAACTAAGGCAGTAGGTGTAAACCAGGGGTAAAGCTTCTCAATAACTGGGATGTCATAAGAGATCACGTTGTGACCACAAATAACATCAGCGTCTTCTAGTAGTTGGATGCCACGGACAATCGGTTCTTCAGAACCCTTGTCGTTGTAGACATAAGTTTCGTCAGCCTCAGAATCGTAGATGACCAAACAGTGGATGCAGGTAACATCATTGAGAAGACCGTCCGTCTCCAGGTCGAACACCAGCATGTTTCCAAATGTAAGTTTTATCTTTAAATTGTGCTCGCCTAACCATCTCTTTTGTGGGAGGATTGGGCTTTACCAAATAGGCTTCTTGTTCAGCTTTAAAAATCTGTTTCTGGATTGAATTGTTCATTAAATCTGCAAGTGTCTTTTTCGTAAATCAACGTTCCCGCGACGCCAGTTTCCCCTGAATAGCGATTCTTGATGATTCGCACAGTTGTATCAGCGTGTTCAGATCCGCTCTGTTGATTTCGTTCGAGGCCAATAACTGCGTCAGATATTTGTGCAATTGAATGACTACCTCGCAGTTGTCCAAGTGATACTGTCGCTCCATCTTCGTGTCCTTTGTCTCCTTGTGGTCTTCGTAAATGGGACACAAGGAACAGCGAGATTCCTGTACGTTCTACAAGTGAACGTAAGCGTGTCATTGTTGTGTCAATCATCCGTCTCTCATCGCCATCCAAGCCACTAAGCAGGATGGAAAGATGATCAAGGAAGATAATTTTGCAGTCGAGGCCAGATGCCAGATACTCAATCCTGTTATAAATAACATCAGGGTCATAACTCCCAAAGCCATCAAACAGAAAGAGATTCCAATTAGCCAGAGTTTGATCGAATGCAGCCGATAGTTCTTCATGAGTATGTGTGCCTAAGTGGAATGCTTTACCACAAGCTGCTGACATCAATCCAATGGCAGTCCTTCGATTCGATTCCTCCAAAGCCAAGTAACCAACTCGTGCTCCTTTTTGAAGTAAACGAGTTGCAATGTCCCGGCAGAATGAGGACTTGCCAATACCGCTTCCCGCAGTAACTGTGACAAGTTCTCCGTATCGGATTCCGTGTAGCTTTGTCTGTAATCCGCTGAATGGGTATTCATAAGCGCAAGGTTGTTGTGGTTCTATTACAAGTGAAAGTAAAGACTTGCCATCGACAATCCCGTCAGGTCGGTATGGCTCAGCATTCCAAATAGCTTCTCTAACTGCATGTAAGTTATTGTCCTGAGCGGCGTCTGAAGCGTCCTTATAGCCTTTGAGGTCAGCGATCTTGACCTTGCCAGGTGGTAGTACGCTTGCCGCTTCCTGCGTTGCCTTACGGCCTGCATCGTCATTGTCGAAGAACAGTACGATGTCCTGCCAGTTCTGTAACCACTCCAAATTTTTTTGGATTGATTTTTTGGCCGCGGCCGCACCTGACGGTAGTGAGACCATCTCCCAATTGGGTAGCGCCTCTCTGCACGTAGCAGCATCAAGCTCACCTTCCGTAATAACAACTTGTTTGCCTGCTTTACGGAATATGTGTTGGCCGAAGAAACACCCGTCTGTCTCCCCTTCATACCTAAACTGTTTGTCTTTTGTCTTAGTTTTTATTCCAATAAGTCTTCCAGTACTGTCTCGATAATGGAAGCATAGGAGTTCTCCATCGGCATGGATTCCGTATTCTTCACATATTCGTTCAGAAATTCCTCGCTTTGATAGTCGTTTTGGAAATCCTCTAGGGTCCATTCGGTGTACATAGGTGGTACTTGTGTGATTGTGAACAGTGTTGTCTCCGCCTTTCCAGGTGTGACAAACAAAACAAAAAGTGTGGCCATCTGTGTACAAACTATTTCCATCAGATGAACCACATTCTTCACATGCAATGTGTCGTTCGAACTCGCTTGTCATGTGAGCCAATCGAGTGGAATATTAGACCATGATGCCCAGGGAATGCCAAGCTTCTCGCAGTACTTGGCGTACGTTGTCTTTGATTTTTTAGTAATAGTGTTATATGGAGCTTGGAAGACCATACGCAAATCGATCTCAGGATTCTGTTCTTTAACAGTTTTTACCTTACGACGATCAGTTGCATCCCAATATCCTTTACATTCCAACCAGACCCCGTTTGGAAGAACGAAGTCTGGCGTATAGGAATGATGGATTACATATGGGATCTTAGTGCTTTCGTACTCATACTTGACACCTAGGTCTACGAGAAGATCAGCGACCTTCTCCTCCAACCCGGATCTGAATGCCATCTACATTAATTGTTTTTTTGATGTAAGAAACGCCGCGATACTTCAGAATCTGCTCACGACGAGCAGCTTGCTGTTCACGGACCCGTTGACGAAGTTCAACTGTAGGCATGATTAACAAAGAAGTACCTGATCCCCGTTCCATGATCAGGCGACATGCGTCCCATTGGGATGAACGTACGTTTCTTAACCGATTAGAAGTTGTACTTTGCGCCGATCTTAGTTCCGTAACTAGTATCATCTTCACCAGTCATGAACGACACTTCACCATAAACAGAAAGTGCATCATTAACTGGATAGGATCCGCCAGCTTTTCCAGACAGTTCCGCAGAAGCATCTCCTGCATCAGGAGTCAATACAGTTGTACCACCTTGTACATACCAGTTGGAAGTCTCGTAACCGACGTGGAGGTCTGTCGCAGCACCGTTGTAATCCGACCCGGTAAAACCTGAGTTGGATTCCACGTTTACGTACGGACCAGCGATGGCAGCACCATGCGCCATACCGAGAACGAGAGCAGAAGCAATAATAGATTTCATTAAATTAAAGTTACTTTTTCTTAGCAGTTTTAGCAGAACGTTCGAAGTTCTTTTTTGTAGGTGCACCAGGTGCGCCAGGCTTCCTCATTTTTTCACCACTACCAGCAGCAATACGCTTACGCTTGGCGTGGATGTTTGCATAAAGTCCAGGTTTAGCCATTACTTTTTGTAGCCACCTTTGCTACCTTTCTTGCCACCGCAAGATCCTTTACCTTTATGAGCCACGACGCTTTCTGTTAGCTTTCATGGCTGACCGGTTTGGACCAGGCTTCGGACGGGAGTAACCAGGTCCAGGCTTCGGACGGGAGTAACCAGGTCCAGGCTTCGGACGACTGACCACACGGTCACGGTCACCCATCTTGTCCAACATCTGCCTTCTTTTTTCTAGTCTTTTTAGATAAGTAGAATCCTTTTTCATTTCTTTTTAAGACATTTACCTGCCTTTTTACAGGCGGCTTTACTTTTACAACTAGCGCAATAACGCATTACCAAACTCCGGGGATAATTTGTCCAGTCAAGGCATACGCACCTAGCGCAGCCATGACACCTAGCATTGCCAGGCGTCCATTCAGGCGTTCAGCCTTTTCGTTGTGGGTTTCAAAAATAGGGGTCATCAGGGACTATCCAATGTGTGTATAAATCGTCGTAGCAATTTCAGAAGTCATCCTCTTCATTTACTTGTACGTTCGGCTCATTGGCCTTGAAGCCTTGCGTCTTACCGAACAATGCTGCAACGTCCTCTGCTGCCATGTCACCTGTATCAACACCAGCCTGGCCGTTACAAGTAACAACCTGCACACCAACCAACTTAAGAGACGTACCATAAGTAACGCCATCTTTGAGGATGTATGGTTTCTGGTAGAACGCAAGCTTGACCTTGCTTCCAGAGTAAATTGGTGTGCGATCATCAGTAATCGCTGTGCCTTCAGTGTCAACAATAGGCGGTTTTGCCTCTTCATTCCAACTGAACTTGACCGTGTATTTTCCATCGGCTACTTCTTCCCAAGGCTCAGGTTTCAGTACGGAACGTTTTGGATTCTTTAGCTTTGACTCAGCCCACTTAAGGGTGTCAGTACGGTCGTCCTCTAGCTTGTCAATCATGTCTTGATTAACAATAGCTTTGAGTGAGTAGCCAAACTTGGACGGTTGCAGTACAGCCTGATAGCCCTCAAGGACAACAGGATCAGGTGTTACGAATGTGGTTCTTGCCATTAACAGAAAAAATAAGTGGATTCAATCACTGACTCAGGTTGAAGTGTGTCAATGATCGGTGGATCAGACTCAGCGCCAATTTGATGACCCCAAGCTGTTAAGTAGTCGTGCTCTGCAAACAAATGCAAGTATGTCTCTCGAACAATCGAAGACAGAACAGACATATCAGTAGCTCTACACAAGACAGAGTCATGTATTAGAGCAATGGGTGCGTCAAACCGTATTGCAGATAAATGTAGAAGTGACGCATCAAGAGAGTGGATTAAGTTCGGTGCAGTTGCATTCTTGTGGTGGTTCTTGTCAACTTCATCGGTGTCACCTTCAGCGACGTGAACCTTGCAACTACCTAGTAATTGCAACTCAATCCGTTTTACCTCTTTCTTCATTAGCTTCTGTCTTACAACAAAGCCTGAAGGTGTAACCCAAGTTATCTCTTGAAGCCCGCGGTCAATAGCGTTGCTCACCTCTTGTTCTATCCATTTCATGACTCGCATCGGACCAGGGACAATGACATCCATGGCATCACGAACAGCCTTGACAACAGCAGTTAGATCTTCCTTTTCTACATCTAACCCTTTCTCTTTTAAGGCTTCACGGATGTAGCCACGATTAGAAAAAGGTTTAGCGTTATACGGAACAGTCATCACTGTTCGTTTTGTTGTCTTCCTGTCCATATAAGGACGAATGTGTTCCGGTACGTGTGGTTTAGCTTGTTCAGCTATAACCTTGTACGCATCTTGCGGTCGATCACTAGGTAGAACATTAACTAGCTTTGCTGTGCTGGCATCTCTTGCCAGTCCGGCAAGAATTTGTAGCCCACTGCAGGTAGCATCCACAGCGATAGGCAAGTTAGTGTAATGACGGTCACAGTTGATGACACAATGATAGTACTCATCACAGGCAGCAAGGAAAGTCCAAGGTTCATCGGCTCCTTCCCACTCTGATAGGTTTCCAATCGGGTCTTTTGCAATACGTGTAATTAGATCTTCGTTTTCAGCCACCCATGCCAACCGTTCTGTCATTGGAGCTTTGTCCAAGCCGTAGGTTGTAGCAACCTGAAACGCAAGCCATTGCTCTGCTTCAGGTGTCATGAATGACTGTTCATAGAACTTTAGTAATGACTTACCAAAGTCCGTGTCTTGAGGTGTAAGAAAAGCAGGGATAGGATAAGCCCTACCTCTGTAGTCAAATGACCAAGGAATAAAGAACTTATCTTTATCCTTGAACTTCTCCACCGCATTCATTGTCATCCGTGTTCGACATGACTTTTTAAATGCTTGTGCGTTGATGTTGCATACCTCTGCAGCTCGTCGCCTGTAGTCGTGACGTGCTTCCGCATTGTCAGCGATGTCAGGTGGCTTAGGTGGAAGAGGTATCTCAACAATTGGAATGAACTTACCTACCTCTATTTGCCTCTCCATTAGGGTCTCAGCGACACCAACAATGAAAGGATTTAGTGTGTAGGCAACCTTTTGAATCTTGTTCAAAAAGGCGACAGGTGTTTCCCCCTGTATACGGGTCGGACCGCCCCGCCGGACCATGTCATACCCGCGCATGACCTCATTTAGCAAGTAACCACCGTGCTTTCCCTTTGTCGTCCAATCGTTTGGTTCGATTAGCATCGGCCAAGCCAATGGACTAAAAAGCTCAGCCTGCATCATGATCTCGTCCTTACGTTCTAAAAACGCAGGTGTGGGAGATAATTCCAAGTAAGTCTTACGACCCTTTCTAATCTTGGTCTTTTCAAAGTAATTACTAACTTCACAAATACAATCAGCTAACCATCCGCCAAGTTTGACTCGATTTACTCTTCCCCAGGTTCTCCAGTGCGGAACGTCGTACCGATTCATCAACGTCGTGATGACTTTGACTTTTTGATGTGTTCCGATTGAACGGTGGAAGTAGTTGTCCTTGATGACTTTGAGTAGACCAGGCACGCTGCGTTCGTAATGACGCATCATGCACTCGTTTTCTATGGCTGTACCAATCCCATCAGTGATGTTTGTGATTACAGCCTGATGAGGCTTACAGCTAAACACACGATCGAAGATAACCTTGAGTGCAATAGCTGCAGATGCTTCAGGCTCTAAATCAGCCAGATATTGATGGAAGTGAGCAAACGATCGGGCTGTCTTCCCTTCGTTTACCCGGTTTGCAGTGTCCTGAATACGTGCAACCACAGCAGGGAGCACGTCGTCAATAGACACAACTCCGTAAACAGCAGCACTCGCATAATTCTTTTCTTCTAGTTTTTTTGTGTTGTCTTGTAACAATTTCAGACCTTGTCTGATTTGTTCCCGTTCGAGCTGTATCTGCTCATCGATTTCAGCTGGTGTAGCCAATAAGAATCCGCGTTAGATGTGGGTTTTAGTTCCTTACCTAAGTGGAACCGTGATTGTGAAAGGAAAGTCGGGACGCGGATCCCAACCTTTCCACTAATGAAATCTAGTCCAGGTGGAACCTGAAACTAGCGCGTCTACCAATTCCGCCACATCCGCGTGTGGATTCCAGCGATGAGACTCGCTTGAGAATTGTCCGTGAAGACCCAGAAAAGGTAGCACAGAGCACCCATTAGTCGCGCTTAGATCCCAGCCATAGCTTGAATTCGAGCTTTGTCAGTGATCTTTGCGTACTTGAGTGTTGTCTCGATTCGTTTGTGTCCCATCAACCCCATCAGCGTCCGCATCGGCGTTCCGGCCTCTACGTGCCAGGTGGCAAACGAGTGTCGTAACGAATGGAAGCAATAGCCCTCAGGTAACCCGGCGTAACGACGGACCTTGTTGAAGGCTCTCAGAAGCTGATCCTTGGTGCTCCAGTCATCAAACACCTTGATGTTCGGTTTAGCGCCTTCAAGGCGATCCTGGAGCAGGCTGGCGATGCGTTCGTGGATAGGAATGGATCGGTAGTTTCCAGCCTTGGTCGTGACATCAGGCAAGCCACCAACGTGGATGGCATTCAGAGACAAATCAATGTCCCGCACCTTCAGCTTGAGTAGCTCTCCCTGGCGCATCCCTGTGAAGGCTGCGACCTGGATGATCTCTGCTAAGTCCATGCGATTAAACACATCAACCGATGCATGACACATCTGGTTGACATCCTCCTTGGTGAAGAACAGCTTGCGTCCTTCGTTTTCCTTACGACGTTTGAACTTCGGAGGGGAATCACATAAGTCGTCATAGGAGCAGTGATTCAACACTGTTGAAATTGCACTAATGCAACGATTGATCGTAGCGTTAGACATACCCTCCTCTTCCAGCTCTACAGCCCATTGATTGACAAGAGCTGATGTGATGCTGGTAGTTGGAAAACTGCGTCCATGATGTTCAGTGAAGTGACCAGCATTGATGATGTTGGTCTTTCGGCTGTTACCATTGCGCCATGAATCACGGGTGCGAAGCGTGTAGTCAACAGCTTCACCCCAGGTAAACTCTTTAGCCATTGAGTTGGGTGGATAAAAGGTTGGCTAGTT